CGGTCAATCCCTCAGTCACCTCAATCGGTGTCAAGGCATCTATCTCCTCTGGCGTAAAACCCGTCAAGTCAAGGTCAAAGCCAAGTTCTGCCAACTCGCCCATCTCTAAGGCCAGCATCTCATTGTCCCAACCTGCGTTCATGGCTAACTTGTTGTCAGCAATGACGTAGGCCCGTTTCTTGGCATCCGACCAGTCCCTTGCCACCATCACGGGTACTTGGGTCATCTTTAGCCGCTGTGCCGCCAATGTCCGTCCGTGCCCTGCAATGATGCCGCCGTTCTCATCCACCAAAACAGGGGTTGTCCAGCCCCATTCCTTAATGCTGGCAGCAATCTGGCTGACCTGCTCCTCGCTGTGCGTTCTGCTGTTCCTGGCATATGGAACCAATTTCTTGATGTCCCATTGCTCAATCGTGTCTGCTGGATTCATGGTTTCCCCAAAAAAAAGGGGCCAAAGCCCCAAAGCTGGCAACTGCGAAATGTCAGCGCCTTCATTCTATTTCAGGAACAGGAACCTCTTTGGGCCACTGTCCACTGTCTGTCAATGCTTGTACGGTCTTGAAATGGGCGACCTTCCATGCCAGTTGCCTCTCAGCCTTTGACCACCTTATGCCCTGATCAATGTCGTAATGGCAGGTCATACAAAGTGCTGCCGTAAGATTGTCGTCAGCTTTGATCCCTCTGCCCTTGCCGCCACCCCAGTTTGTGTGTGCTGCTTGGACACAAACACCTGACCCACAGATTTGGCAGTCTAGACTTGCGACTAGGCGCAATAGCTTCTTGCTGCGGATGTAGTTGTGTTTGGGGATCATCATTTGGGAAGGTCGTAAAAAGTGACGCCAAGCTCAGTTGCGGCCCATGCCTCCACCTGCGTACAAAACTCGCTGAACTCTGTAGTTGTAAGGTTTGTGGAACTTTTGCCCACAATGCTACCGTCTGGTAACTCAGTTACACCCAAGAACTTGCGCTTGGCTAACTCGTGCCATGCCTCCGCGCTGTACTGCTGGCCTCCAACCTTGGCCTGTTCGGATATCTGGGACAAAACACCTCGACCCCAATAACGGCGATTCTGGGGGCTTGTTCGCTTTTTGGTACTCAGGGTAAGGATCCAGCGCGTTTCCCCGTTTAATCGGCCTTTTAAGAAGGGATAGAGGCTATTCTGGATGTCGCGCCATGCATCAATGCGGTTTACCAGTTCAAGCTCGAACTTGTCGCTCATGCCGTAAACCTCCGTGCGCATTCTGCAATCAGCAAAGCCTCTGCCCGGCCATTGTCCTTTTGGCGGGTCAGCGGGGCGTTGGGCCATAACTCTCGGGCCATCTTGAGACTGAGGTGCTTGTCAGAGGTTAAGCCCATCTGCTTTTTCCATGCCTGTGGGGTGACCAAGTGGGCAGGGCATAGCAAACGGTCAACAAGGCCCAAGGCGACCCCATAGGCCATCCCAAACTTGAAAGATGAGGCTACCCCTTGTTTGGGCATGGAATGCACCACCTCAAGGGCCACCTCACGGTCTTGCCTTTCAAGGGCTTGGCTCATCTCGGCCCAAACCATTTTTTGATTGATGTGTTTGCCGTCATGGATCATGTCTCCACAGGACACATACTTGCCGTGATGGTCAACCATTCCCCATGCGCCAGAGAAGCCAGGGTCAATTCCTACATAAATCATTGGCTTAAAGTTCTCCATGCTGTGGCGGCGCACAGGGGCACTTGTCCGTTCCCAATGGCTTTAAGTCTGTCCACCCTAGCGGCCACCCCATTAGCCACTCGACCCACGTTGGGTTCAACCTCCCACCAATATTTGGTTTTTCCAAACTCATTACAACTTCGCCCAAATTGCTTTTCCAATGTTGACTTTTGGGGTCTAAGTGTCGTGTTGTTGCATGGCGAGAATCTTGACAAACTGGGGTTGGCCATGTCTGGAATTCCTCCCATTTGTGTGGGTTCTTCTGCATTTTTGGCATTGTTCTGCCCAAAGATGCCTCCACTGCATCCGTCAGTTTGAATGCTGCACTTCCATTGCTCTCCAGCCTGACTGGAGTGGGCCAATTGGGAACTTTCCCCTGAGCCTTCCTGACATCCCGACCCGCTATTGCTGATGCTTCCTCTAGGCTCATACCCTCTAGCCACGCGTTCCGCATAATCCTGACTGTTCCCTCGCATGGCATGGCTGATGCTGTCGGAGTTGGGTAGATGCGCTTTGATCCATATTCTGTCTCGTTTATGGTTTGCTCCAACATCGGCAGCTCCCATAACAGTCCATTTCGTGTCATACCCGAGCGCGGTAAGGTCGCCAAGGACTCGTTCAAGTCCTCTAATAACGAGCATTGGGCTGTTCTCCACAAAGACGAATCGGGGTCGTACTTCGCCAATGATCCTTGCCATGTGGCTCCACATTCCTGATCGTTCTCCGTCAATCCCTGCGCCTTTTCCGGCTGAACTGATGTCTTGACAGGGAAACCCGCCCGAAACAACGTCAACAATTCCTCTCCACGGCTTTCCGTCAAAGGTTTGTACATCATCCCAAATCGGGAAAGGCGGGAGAAGTCCGTCATTTTGTCTGGCGACAAGTACGCTTGCGGGGTAGGGTTCCCACTCAACTGCACAGACTGTTCTCCATCCAAGGAGTTTTCCCCCAAGTATTCCTCCACCAGCACCTGCGAATAAAGCCAACTCATTTAAATTCTCCATAATTTCTTTCGTTAATCGAACCGCGACTGGTAGGTCGGCAGCAAGTAGATCATTTCCGCTTGGCTGAGTCCTGTTTCGTCTTTGTCAGGGGTTCGTGCCAAGGCCCAGACCTCAACAGGCTTCTGATCTCGTTTTCGTTGTGGCCCTGCTTCACCCAGTCGGTCAGCACCTTTGTTCGGCGCTTCTGGATCTGGTCTTGCGGGATATTCAACGTGCCAAGTTGTCTGAGAAGCCGTGCCCCGCACCAAATGCAACACGGGTCGTACCGATTCCATTTGGGGGCTTCTGTGGATGATTGACATTCTTCACACCTCATTTCGGAGGGCTTCACGTGCAAACCTGAGAACTGTTGGGTTTATTCGCTGTCCAGCAGTGTAATTTGCCAAAATCTTCTTAGCCCACGCCTTGTGGTCAACCTTGTCAGCCACGACAGCCTTTTTTATGTCTGCCAGCTTTGCCAACTCTCGCTTCAGTCTCTCAGGGTCTGCCTTGGGTTCTGGCAGGGCAGTTGCTTCTGGTGCAGGGGCTTGGCGGCAAATCTGCTTGAACTCAATGACGTTCGGGCAACGGGGTGGCAGGTTCTCCAATGCCCAAGCGATTCGGTGCAGGCTGTTGGCGTAGGTGGAGAGTTCATGTGCCCATAGGGTTTTAACGTCACCCAATGGGGCAGCGCCCAACGATTTGTCCCACTGTGCCCCGTAGGTAGCCCCAAGGCGGTTAAAAAGTCGGTCAATGGCTTGGTTTGATAGGCTCATTTTCCAATCTCCAAAATGTCGGTGGCTTGGATGTCAATGAACTGGTTTGGCCGCTTACCTTCGTGGGCCAAACGGTCAGGGTGCTCACGACCAGTCATCTCCTCCCAACGCTTCCAACCCAGTTCTCGCTCTTGTTGGGCAAAGCTGACCGTTTTGTTGGTTGCCTGTTTGTCAGCAACCCAGTCAGCCTTAAAACTTTGCCATCCACGGGATACCGTTTCTCGAATCGCGTCATTTAATGACCAGCCAGCCTTGCTTGCTTCTCGCTGTATGCCGTCCAGTGCAGTATGGGTCAGAACTGCCCTCTTAGCTTTCCTGATGGACAGAAAATCATCCCAAACATCCTGATCAACATCATCAGGCCGCTTGACGGCCACTGTCTTTGTATTTGGTTTATCGTTATTGGTTATTGGTTTATCGTTATTAGTTGCCTTAGCGTTGGGTTGCCACTGGGCATCCACATGGGAACCCACTGGGTTCTTTTTGCGTCCACCAAGGCGACCATTAGCCCTGTTTTTCTCGGCCATAGTTTGGTAGTTTTGAATGATCTCGTCACACTTAGCATGGAACCAGCCATCCTCTTGTTTGACAAACATATCGCTCAAAACATCTCGAACCACACTGGCTTCAAGTCGTAACCGCTTGGAAACCCACTGGGTATCAAGTGGGATCTTGTTCTCGCTGTCGTAGTACATATCGAGAAGTCGGCGATAAGCCAAGTCCTCCTCGTTAGACAGGTGCGCTGTGGCGGCCCGATAGTCGCCAATGTTGAATTGGTAGTAGTGCATTAAGCATCCTCGCAAACCTCCAGAAAGAAACGACAGCAGGCGGGAGGTGCGCTTTTCGGTATGGTGATCAAGCCATACCTAGCTGGGTTTCAAAACATTATACCTTGTCAAACCAATCTGGTCTAACAACCATCAGTTGATACAACCGCCCAGATGGAAGCGTCTGCCACTGCCAAACAGCACTGCGAGACACACCCAACAGCCTTGCCAGTGCGGC